ATGAAGAAAGGAAGTAATCATTTTATGGAAAAATTAAAGTTGTTAACATTTGAAAATATAGTAGAGCCCCTTTTAAATGAAAAGGTATCATTTATATACTTTCCTATTGAATGGCTGGACATCGTAGAGATACATTATAAGACGTTTTTATTAACGAGTAAGTTGAAACGTTTGAATGAAAGATTATATGATATGTTTTCGGATATATTGTTTATTCAGCATAATCCGTACGTATTAAATGAAAATATACCATGGATTGTATCAAAAGAACCTATTAAACAAGAGCAACTCGATTATATTTTTCAAAGTTGGTATGAGATTATTCATGATTGGAAGCCAAATAGATTAGTAGAACCACCAAAATATGAATGGCAATCCGATTTGATTTCTAATTTGCCAGTACTACATGATAATGAAACGTATTCTAAGTGGGTACCCGCTTTAATCTCACATATTTTTTGTGAGCGTCCTATATATTTAGAAAATACAAATGAAGAAGAAATCTATTTTTCTCCTCTTAGATCACAAAATATTTGTGAGGCGATGTCAGAGCCGATAAAAGATGAAAAAACACAAGATTTTTTCTCCTATGTATATCGATTCCAATGCATAACCCGCGGTGGTGAGAACGCTCCATTATTAAATATTTCAATAGGGATTCGGAGATTTTATCAAGAATATAAGATGATAGGTCAAACAAACCTTGATATGACAACGTTTGTTTGACTTTTTTTGATAAAATGCAAACATTTTGCAAACATAGGTTATCCAAAGATACTTTTACCGAAGTTTTTAACTGCTTCTTCCTGCATATTCGGTAAAACATGAGAATAGACACTTAATGTCATTGAAATATCTGTATGACCTAATCGTTCACTGATGATTTTAGGGTTAGCTCCTTGTTTCAATAGTAGAGTTGCATGTGTATGTCTTAAATCATGAAATTTAATTTCTTTTATACCTACTTTGTGTGTCATCCTAATGAAACTTTTTCTGAAATGTGCTCTTTTTATTATTCTTCCAAACTCATTACAATTTATTAAATCTTGATCTAGATAAGCAGAACCAAACCTTAATTTCTCTTTATTGATTAAAATTTTATGTTTTTTTAAGGCTGCTATTGTTTCATTAGGTACAGGAATTGTGCGTTTTGATGAATTTGTTTTTGCAGTTTTTTTGATTTTATTATCATGACCAGATGTTTGATTTATTGTAACAGTATGTTTTTCAAAATCAATGTCCTGCCATCGTAAACCTAGAACTTCTCCCAGACGCATACCTGTAGTTATTGCAAGTAGATACCCAATGTGATATCGTGATTCTTGTGAATGAGCTAAAAACTTTTTTACTTCTTCCTCTGTCCAAGTCTGGATAGGGGTTTTTTCTTTTTTAGGTATCTCAGCAAAATCTGCTGGATTTCGAGAAATAATATTTTGTTTTACGGCAAGGTTTAAAGCGCTCTTTAAAATTCTATGCATAAGCAGAATAGAATTATTTGCAATCCCTTTATCTATCGCAGTCTTATAACATTTTTGAATGTGTATAACATTTAATTTGTGGAGCGCAACCATTCCTATACTAGGTATAACATGTTGGTTGATAAATGCCTTATAGCCAGCAAAGGTACTCTTTTCTATGCTCATACTTTTAATTTCTAGCCAATGATTTAGATAATCCTTTAACGTAACTTTAGATGGTTCTATAAAAGTTCCTTCATTCAACTCTGTAATCTTCTTTGCCACATCGGCTTGTGCTTCTTTTTTTGTCTTATATCCAGAAAACCATTTCTGTCTTCTTTTTCCTGTCTCTGGATTAGGACCGATATCAATAACGATACAGTATTTATTTCCTCTTTTTCGAATATGTCCTTTCACTTAAAACACTCCTTCATTTGTTTTGAATCATGTTGTATAAGTCTGGTTGTAATTTTGCTGCTATGAAAATTACATGTTTGGACATATCAGCGATGGATATATTTTACCATATATGAACAAATTCAGTTATAGGATATGATTGTCATCCATTGTGAAAAAATAGTAAAATATTTATAGGATTAGATAAAGGAGGAAGAAAGATTATGAAAGAATTCACAAATGACCCAGGCGGGCACAAAGTAAGTGATTCTGGTGGCTGGAAGGAAGAATTAGACTCAGGAACAGGCATATAGTACATAGGTGGAGCTTAACGGCTCTTTTTTTATTGTAGAAAAAAGAGCTGTTAGGCTCCCTTGAGAAACGTTGATATATAACGATTTTAAAACTTTCTCAATAAGAATCAGATAACTATACGACTGAATTTTGAAAAAAATGTGATATTATGAAAATAATAAAATAAACGGACGTGAAAAAGACCTACGACTGTGCAAGTGGTGCTCGCAACACCCTTACACCGTCCTCCCTAAACGCGCTAGGGAAAACACTTGTCATAAGTCTCAAACATAATTATAACACATAACCTAGATATAATGGCACGTTTTCCTGTAAATATAAGACATCTAGGGTAACGTTGTCTTTTTTGTCCATAAGGAGGACAAGGATTGTGCAAGTTTTATTGGATTTAAATGACATGCAGGAGTGTCTAAAATCAAATGGTTATACAAATCGTAAATTGGCAACACGTTTTAAAGTAACGCATACAACAGTAAATAGTTATTTTAAGAAGCAAGGTAAATTTGATTTTATGCACTTGGTTGATGCGCTGAAGCTATATAAGCCTAAAAATGTTGATTTTAGAAGGGAATGCATCAAAGAGTGTATACCTACACTATCACATAAAAATTTGAAATTAGCATTAGAAGTGTTAGATATGTTTGGAGAATATGATCTTCAAGACCTAGTAATTCAACGAATAATGAGTTTTAAAACTAATAAAAATAAAAGCGAAGAAGAAAAGAAAAAAGGCAATTCAAAAACTGTAAGGATAAATTTAAATTTGGTTCCATTATATAAAACATTAAGAGAAAGAAGTGAAAATACAACTACTCCTAAGAGGTTCTTTGAGAAAGTTGATAAAATGAGAAAAAATCAAAAATACTCAGATAACGAGCTGGTAATAATATCTGTTTTAAATACAATTTACTCTTTTTTTGATTTAGGTAATTATAAGATGGTTAATGAACATATTCAGCAATTATTACCGGACATCTTGGGAATTAAATGTCATACATTAAGAGGTTCTCTTTTATTAAGAATAAAAGAAATGGAAGTTTTCGTTGCACTTCACGAAAATAATTTAGACGAATCACGTGAATTATGTTTTGAAATTATAAATGATCAAAGTAATTGCTATGTCAGCACAAAGGCAGTAGCATATTGCAAAATTGGAGAAAGTTATGTTTTCTCTGATTATCAAAATGCTAAAGAGTACATGGAGAAATCATTAAATATAATTGGTGTTCCAGTGAATAAAAAATTAGAAGTAAGAAGAGAAAAAGTACTTAATACACTATTATTTTTAAGAATATATCATGAAAAAGATTTACATACCATTAACCCAGAAAATCTAGATGATGCTGAAAAAGCATTCTTATATGTAAAGCTAGGTGAAAATCAAAAAGCGATTAAAATTTTACAAGCTTTACAAAATACAAATGGATATCTTAGTAGTTTTCAATTGTACTATATGGGGCTTGCGGTCGGAGGAGAAGAAGGGAAGAAATACCTAGAAATGTCTATAGAAAGTTTTTCTAAATCAGGTGATTATTTCTATATATTCCTACCAAAGACAGCATTGAAATGTTATAATTGAATTATACAAAAAGGGTGGTGAAACGCTTGAAAAATAAGCTTTTGAAAATAGTTTTCACTATTGCTACTGTAGCTTGTCTTTCTATCACAGCTTTTCAGGTGACAGAAAAAGATAAGGTGCAAAGTGCTAAAGAACAAAAAACAACTTTATATATGATTGATCCAGGCCCAGGAGGCGGGTAATTAATATAATATTAGAAATGACACTATCAATTTGATAGTGTCATTTCTGCTTTATAGGGAATGGAAACATTTTGACTGAAACGACAAAAACTTTCCACTTTAAGACGGTTAATATATAAAACAGGATGTAAGGGGAGAATTAAGGATGACGAAAGAGGAAATTGTAAACCTATTTTTAGATACTGTGAAAGAATATGCACCAGATCAATTAGAAGAATATATTGCAGAAATTAAAAAAATAGCCATTCCTAATTAAGGGGCTATTTTTCTGTTTTATTATGGTGTTTGCTAAGAGCTTGAGCAATAGCTAACATTTGTTCTAACGCCATATCTTCTTTATCCTTTGGCAGCGGTTCTAGCCATTCCATGATTTCTTTGAATTTTTTATATTTATCATCACTAGAGTCGTCATCTTTATTTTCTCCGTACAAATAATTTACAGGTACATTAAATCTCTTCGCTATCTTTTCTATAGTTTCACGACTTGGGAATGCTTTTCCATTTTCAAACTTTGAAACAGTCCCTTTAGTTAAATCTACTTCTTTCCCGAATTGTTCTTGATTCATTTTGTTATCTATTCGAATTTGTTTAATTCTATCCTTCATTTCCATATTTAAATACTCCCCTTTTTACGATATATCGTAAATTACGTTAATTACATTATAAAGTTTCCTAGCAAGAAACGTAAAGAGTAAAAAAAGTTTCCTTCTCTGAAATTTTTTTATTAAAAACACTTGAAGTTTCACGTTATGAAACTTATAATGAGTTTGTAAGCATCAGAAGGGAGTGATCAGATGCAAAATCAAAAACAACTAACGGCACTTCAAAAAGCTTTTGAAGATTCTGGTCTTAAATATCATGAATTAGCTAATATGGTTGGTATATCAAAGTCTTACTGCTATAAAATTATAAATTATAATCTAAGAGTTTATTATGATGTAGCTGTAAAAATATCAAATGTTTTAGGTAAAGAAACCGACATTCTATTTAATGAACAGGAAAAAAATTTTGAATATGAAGTTTCATTGGGTGAAACTGAAAGGAGTGAAAAAAATGAACCAATTACAAGTTTTGCAACATCCAGTAAATGAGTTTCTTTTTATGGAAGGGAATTAAGTTGTTCATGATGGTGGAAAGAAACTTTTCACAGCAGCTTGGAGAGACGTAAAATCAACGTTTGCAGTAAACAGTTATTGCAACATTTTACAGAAAGATTTCAATGAAGAGATATCATACATAAAAGCATGACGACCAAGGTTAGTATGATTATCCATCGTTAATATGATTTTGGAAGGAGAAAGAAAAAATGGGATTAGATCAAATCATTAAAGAATCAATCCGCGAAGTTGTTCGAGAGGAGATACAAGCTGCTTTAGCGCAGTTCCAACAACAATCACAACCAAACAAAGTAATGAGGGTGAAAGAAGCAGCAGAATATCTCAATATCGCTGTTTGTAGAATGTATGAATTAGCAAGTCATCCACAGTTTCCAGTGATTAGGGAAGGGCGCAAATTACTTTTCCTACAAAAGGATTTAGAAGCTTGGCTTGAAACACAAAAGGAGGTGATTTAGTGGAAGATACAACATCGTTAGTTATATTCGCAATGTTTATCGCGTGCAGCGCATTGTTACTTTACATTACTTATGAACCAATACAACAGTGGGCTTGGAGTGACGTAAAACAAAATAAAAAGACCCATGGCAGTGGGTCCTTTAAGAAAAAACAGTTGTTATAAGTATATCACGAAAAGTAGGGAAATAGTAGATGCGTCTAACTGAATATCAAGTGCTATTACCTAATAAGTTTTGGAACTTAGCAAAGAGCAGGGATGAATTAAAGCAAATGATTGAACAGTATTTCAAGGCTGGTTATCCGCATTATGAAATTCAACGAATTATTAAAAGTGGAAAAGCATATGTGGCGGTTTGTACAAGGAGGTAAATAAATGGCAACATTTCGAGTTAGTAAAAGTAAAAATTACACAACCATTAATAATACAGGTCTTCGAGATGAACGTTTAAGTTGGAAAGCAAAAGGGATATTGGCTTACATTTTATCGTTACCAGATGATTGGGTGTTTTACATGGAGGAAATATCTACTCATGCGAAAGATGGAATTGATAGTTTAAGAGTAGGAATGAAAGAACTAAAAAAATTCGGTTATGTTAGAAGGTTTCCTGTAAAAAACGAAAAGGGAAAGATAACTAACTGGGAGACAATTATTTATGAAGTTCCACAAGTGGAGAATCCACATATGGAAAATCCACAAGTGGAAAAATCACAAATGGAAGTTCCATTTATGGAAAATCCAACGCTACTAAGTACTAAAGAACTAAGTACTAATAAACAAAATACTAATATACAAAGTAGTAGTAGTATCTTCTCTTTCTATGAAAATAATTTCGGTATTTTAAATTCATTCATAGCCGAAAATATTTCGCAATGGATAAACGATATGAACGAAGAACTTGTGCAAGCAGCTATGGAACGTGCATTGAAGCAACAAAAGAAATGGAATTATGCTGAGGGAATTTTAAAACAGTGGATTAACCATAACGTGAAAACTTTAAAAGATGTAGATGCTATAGAAACGGAATATCAACAAAATAAAGGAGTGAAAAAACGTGTCGGAATCAATCGGAAGAGTGATGACTCGGATAGTGAATACATCGGCTTGTAGTGAAGAAACAGAAGGGTATACTTGTGAACACTGTAATAAATATATAGCCGCAATCACTGTAGAAGTTCCGCAGTTACGTATTAAAAATAAAATACTTCCTACATGTGAGTGTGTTGTAGAACGTGAAGAAGCAAAAATACGTGAAGCTCAAAACTTTGCTAAGAAACGAGAAATAGAAAAGTTGTTTAGCATTAGTAATTTAGGAGAAAGGTTCTCTAAAAGTACATTTGAATCGTTTCTAGATAGAAATGGATCAGAGACAGTTTATAAAGTCGCAGTAAAATACGTGAAGACGTTTAAAGAATGGAACGGGGAGTCGTTAATGCTTTGGGGAGAACCTGGAAATGGTAAAACACACCTAGCAGCCGCGATTGTAAATGAGCTGTCTAAAAAAGGATACATCGTAGTATTTCAAAGTGTTCCAGAATTATTACAACGTATTCGCAGTACGTTCAATAGTGAAAATAAGGAAAATGAAACGGAAATTATGAGAGCTCTTTTAGAATGCGACTTACTTATATTAGATGATATTGGAGCGGAAAAAACGACGGAATGGGTAGAAGAAAAATTGTTCAATATTATTGATGGTCGGTATAGAAAAGAACTTCCTACTCTATATACGAGTAATTTAGAACCAAAAGAACTGAAAAACCAAGTTGGGAAACGTTCATATGATCGAATGGTTGAGACAAGTCTAACAGTAAAAAATGAAGCCGCTAGCTATAGAAGAGAGATAGCGAAGCAACGTTTACAAAGGTTTATCGAAGCATAAAAGGAGGAAATAAAAATGTGCGTATTATGTCATGATACAGGGATTATTCGTAAAGAAACTTATCCGGGTGTAATTGAAACGAACGGTTGTAATTGTGAAATGGCAAAGCGACAGCAAGCGGAAAACGATAAGCGTTGGCAAGCGTGGCTAATAAAATTTGAATCAATGAAACAAGAATTAGAGAGAAACAAACAACAAAAAGCTAGTTAACAAGAAAAAGGGGGATTTCAGTCGTATGAAGCCTACGAAAGTTGAAATCGATGTTACGGATAATAAAATTTATGTAGTAAAAAACGGTGAGGTTACTCCGCTGAATCCTCCAGTAACAGGATTTGGTGAACAAGTAATTACTTGGCAAGGCGGGAAAGTTGATCGTGTATCAACTACAATCACTGAAAAAATTAAATAAATGGGGATGCGATTATGAAGCAATTAACTATTGATGATGTTGTAGGTAGTTTCGACTACAATGCGATAAGTACCCGTGAAAAGTTTTTGAATCCAAGCTACGAAGTGCATTTTTACGATAAAGAGGAACGACAAAAAATGGATTGTTTTGATGCTAAAACTGAAACCGAAGCTTGGAATGCAACAATAGAAGAGCATGGAAAAGGTATTCGGAAAATTAGGATAACTAATTCAAATCGTACCAGAGCTGAATTTCTGGCAATGGATTAGGAGGAAAAGTGATGGCGTTCAATCGTTGGTTAACTGATGGGGAATATCAGCAAGCTGAATCAAACGGTATTAGTAGAAGGGTTCTTTACATGAGAATGTACAGATACGGTTGGGATCTACAAGAAGCATTGACTACACCACCGAGAACATATTGGCATATGGGCGAAGGGAAAGAAAATAAATGGTTGAAAATATCGACAGAAAATGGAATTAATTCAAGTACTTTTTACAGCAGGGTAAATAATGGTTGGAATCCTAAAGATGCGGCAAGTATTCCGACTCGTAAACAAATGGACAGGAAAGAACTTGTTAAGATTGCTGAATCAAATGGCATAAGCGTAAGTACTTTCAGATCAAGATTGAGTTATGGATGGGAACCGATAAAAGCAGCTACTACGAAACCTAAAATCAAAAGAAAAAAGATAAATATTAGTTAGAGGGAGCGAACGAAGATGAAAGCAATGAACAACGGTGTTATGGAAGTAACTAAATTAATCAATAAATCAAAGGAAGGACAAGCTGTAATGAACAACAATCAAATTTGTGAATTAGTTCAATATCAAGAAGCGGCATTACGTACATGGAATACAAATCAGGATTTTGGTGGACGTGTTTTAAATGCAGCATTAGGACTTTCAGGAGAATCTGGTGAGGTTGCGGACATTGTAAAAAAAGCGATTTTCCATGGTCATGGATTTGATCCGGCCCATTGCCCAGGAGAAGAAGATGGGAACACGCATAAAATCGCTTTAGAGCTAGGTGATATTTTGTATTACATTTCAATTATGTCTCACGAAATGGGGTATACCCTAGAAGACATTGCTCAAATGAACATTGCAAAACTAACTAAAAGATATCCTGATGGATTTAGTCGGGAAGCAAGCCAAGCACGTGTCGATGTGAAGTAAGACCAAATTTGAAATTTGTAAGAAAAGGAGAATGAAAGATAGCTTTTAGAGCGGCGGAAGTTAAAAAATATAATACAGTCGTAATCATTGATGATTGTGGTAAAGAAGGACCTATATGTACAACAAATTAGCCTTCTAGCTTGGACACTAAAATGAATGGAATACTTTTTAATGGCTACCCATTTAAACAAAAAGGAATTTATTTTTAAAATTACTGTGTTGATTACAAAGGAAAGTATATATGATTTTTTAACCAAGTCGTTTTTGAATAGAAGGGAGAATTGAAATGAGAACATTCAATATTACCTTTTAAGATGAAGCAAGCGAGAATAAAAAAAGAGGTAGATATTGCCCGTGAAAGTGAGATATAGCTTTGTAGGGATATCATAGTGGTAAAAGTGAATTAAATCAAGAACTTGCTACTAAAATATAATTTCTACCCACGGTCAGATATTACATTTATATATATATAATTTTAAAAGGGTAGGAAAGATTCTTACTGCTGAACAAGAAAAAGAAATACAAATAGAAGTAATCAAGGCATTAAAGAACTATAAAGTATTGCGAGTACGTATGAAAAATATACAAGAGTAACCTGAATCAGGATATGAAGCTTTTTCTCAAAAAGTTAAGGGAAATCTAGAGCATGGATTACGACTTAGGTAAATTAGGCGAACATTACAAGATGCATTAGATGGAGATTAAAGAAAGATTATTGGTATGAAGTATTTAGGGAATGAATCAGTATAGAATTCATATGTTTTTAGTGAGTTGATGCTGCAGAGAGATCCTTCCTATGAAAAAAGGATTGTGCAATTGTTATGATTTCCGCTGTTTTAGGAAAAAAACAAGTGGTGTTCAATTAACACCACTTGTTTTTTTATTTTAATGTAAATTCATTATATTTAGGTTCATGGAATTGTATTACAAGGCGATCAATTACTAAACCTGTGAAGTCTTCAGTAGCTAATGCTATTGGATCACGGAATTTGGAAGCAACTCTCTCTTGAATAAATTTACCTGGTCTATCATCTGAATCAGGATCCACATAAACATCTAGTTTTAATTCAAGATTTCTACTTGGAACTGAGTTAAAGGTTGCGATAACTGTTCCCTCAGGATGTACTTCATCCCAATCATTGTTAACGAATGTACACTTATTCAAGACACATGCCCATGTTTCTCCGTGTGTTACGGATTCATAACGAAATTTAATTTTAAAGTCGAATATCCATAAATTGTATTCTTCGCCTTCATCAATAATTAATTTTTTTACGACCCCTTCACGGTTCTCTTCAGATCTTATTGTAGCGTTCCCGCGGGCTTTTAATAAAGAACCATTACCATTCCCATCAACGCTATCTCTCCATGTAGTTAGAGGCTGATCTACATTACTGTCAATCATCTTACCACCTAAATAGTCGGCGAAAGGTGTGGTCATATCAATTTCTTCCATATGTAACATCTCCTTATATTTTGTAGGTTTTACATTGTTAGTATGGGATATAAGGAATTAGTTTATTCATAAAAATTTTATTTTGTTATAAATAAAAAGGCGGTTGTTTCTGCAACCACCTTTTTATAAAACAGAGCAATTTTTTCAAATATAACATATGAATGATACTGAAAAAGATTATAGGGCGTAAGCCAATTTTTATAATTTAAGTGACGAATTCAAATTATGAGAAAGGACTATTGTATTGTACGAAATATTTTTTTGAATGGTTACAAATAAAAAAGCAGCTAGCAAAAGCTAACTGCTTGGTTCTCCAAGGGGGAACCAGGAGAAAGTATCTTAATGGGGTATCTACAGTATTAACGGAATATTGAGTTTTATTCAGGGCTGGTTCCAAAAAAGTGACATACCGCCAAAATATAAAATTATTAAAAGGACAATTACTATGAAAGCAATTAAAGAAACTTTCTTCCATGAATTTTTCATTAGTAGACCTCCTTTATGAAGAATATTAACGCTTTGCCAGAATCTGAACAAAATAATCCTTTGGTAAGAATATTAGAAGGTTGATTATGGGATTTCTTAAACTATAGTATTATAATGTGTTTGTGGAATGTTTTTCTAAATTAATTAAAAAGGGGAAAATATATATGGATCTATTTAATTTAGAAGTAAAAGAGAGTATGTTGCATTCGAATTTTAAGTATGTAGAAAAGGATGCAGATTTGAGAGAAGTTTTGAACAGTTGGTCTATTGGATTTGAAGATCGTGATAATAAATTTGTAAAAGAGTTTCAAACAACGTTTAATTCATCATTTTGGGAACTATATTTACATGCTTGCTTTAAGAATTTAGGCTTCAAAATTGATTATTCACATCATGCACCAGATTTCTATTTGAAATCTAGAAGAACTAAAGCGGAAATATTAGTTGAAGCAGTTGCGACTAACAATCCTAGAGAAGGATTGCCGGAACATGAAAGATTGGGAGAACTAATACGGCTATATGAGGCAGGCGATAATAGAGAAGAAATACATAGTGAAATTGTACATTTAGCAACGGAGAGAATATCAAGTAGTATAAAAACAAAATCTGAAAAATATGAAAATAGTTATTCGAAAATGGAACATGTGCAAGGAAAACCATTTATTTTAGCTGTAGGGAGCTTTGAACAACCACTTTCGTCTCTGCAGGGAACGGCAGCTATTCAAAGAGTTTTATATGGTTTGACAAAAGCGGAATACATAGATTCAAAACCGCATTTTGAGTATACAGATCATATTTTAAAGAAAGGTAGAAATGCACAAATACCTGTAGGAATATTTAATGATAATAAGTATAGCTATATTAGTGGTATATTATTTAATCCCGTAGCATCTTCTGGGAAAGCACGAGCTTTATCGCTTAATAAACATAAGGATATTATATTTGAAACACGAAACTATAATAATTATGATACTGAAGCAATACTGTATACGGTTTCGCAGACTAAGTATAAAGAATCTTTATTGGATGGCACAAGTCTTTATCTGAATCCCTATGCGGAAAATCCTATCAATATTAAAGACTTTGATAATCCTGATATAGCTATAAATTTTGATAAAGAGAACGTTAAAATGAAACATAATTTTTTATTTTCTAGAACAGTTATAAATGTAAAAGGTGAAAGTAAAGATACTCAATTGATTTAGTAGAAGATGTATTAAGGTAAATATTCAAGTCCGGCTAGAAAACTAGAGGACACCAATTCATTAAAGCAGCAATTAAAGCTGTTTTAGGAATAGGTGTCCTTTTTATTTTAAAAAGGGAGATGGGGAAATGAAGAGGTTAAGAGATCAATTACGTGAATGGAAAAAGCAATCAAATAAAACAAAGAAGAAAAAACGAAAAGAGAAATTTAACACTCGTGAAATTGAAGAGTTAATGGGGATGCATAGACCTTGTTATGAACGAAGACGTGGAGCAATAAGACAAATGTAATCTAAAAATAAAAAGGAGTGGTCTTACATGACTAAACAATTATCTTTCTTACCAAAAATTGATAGAACAGCGACACAAGAGGAATTAGAAGGTGTGTTGGAAAGCGTACGTATACATAGACAATTTGGGATGATGCGTAAAGAAATGAAAGTTACTCCTTCTTATGAAGTACGGGAGCATGGTCCTACACAAACAGTTGGAAAACCATTGGAAGATGTTGCTATAGCAAATATTCAACAAAGCGAACGAGAAGATTGGCTTGAGAAAATGTCATTACGTATTGATCAGTTTCTAAATCGATTAGGAAACGGACGTGCAGGAAGCATTCAAAGAGATATTATTTATAAACGTTATTTAGAAGAAGAGGACGTATGTGATTACATAGTTTATAACGAAATAGGGATGTCAGAGCGTACTTATCGACGTTGGAAGTCTAAAGCGTTTTATAAGCTTGCTTTTGCACTTGGATTAGAAGTTTACGAGACAGAAGAAACGGGAGGTAATGAATAATGAATTTTGTTCAACCGATACGTGATCCGGAGCAAATACAGCAGTTAAAAGATTATTTTAAGGAAAAGAGTTTACGTAATTACATTCTCTTCATTATGGGAATCAATACAGGCCTGAGAATCTCGGACATTTTGAAATTGAAGGTAGGAGATGTCAAAGGTAGTCATATATCTATGAGGGAAAAGAAAACAGGGAAACAGAAACGAATACAAATTACTGTAGCAATGAAAAGAGAACTTAAATGGTTTATTGAAAAAAGAGAAGATAATGAGTACCTATTACAAAGTAGACAAGGTAGGAACCGTCCGATTGGTCGTAGCATGGCATATAAGATATTAAGTGGAGCAGCGGCAGAATTCGGATTAGATGAAATAGGCACACATACCTTGAGAAAGACATACGGGTATCACATGTACATGCAAACGAAAAACATAGCATTACTCATGGAGATATTCAATCACTCGTCAGAGAAGGTCACACTACGTTATATAGGTGTAAACCAAGATGCAATGGATAAAGCAATGACTAGGTTTAAAATCTAATCACCGCTTATTTTTTTAAAGTCTAGGGGTATTATAGCATTTTTGAAAAAACTCAAGCTAAGAGTATGCAAGATTTTATACAGTTCTAGTAACAAACAAGAACCCTAAAACCGCGCTAGGATAGGAGTGTATAAAAAATGTATAGATCCATAGAATAAAAAAGAAGGTTCCTTAAATTTTAGTACTTTATATACAACTTGTACAATAGATTGGTTATATATGGATTTTTATAATTGAAAAGGGGTCGATTAAATGGCTATAAATGAAAATTGTACAGGTAATAATTGTATTGCTATAACAGGAACTTCTACTGGTGAAGACAGTAAAGGTATAATCGGAAAAGCAAACGGTCAAAGAACTTACGGTGTTGTTGGTTATGGGGAAGCAGTTGGTGTACAAGGCGAAGGCACAACTTGGCATGGAGTTGTCGGATTAAGCAAAAGTACAATCGGTGGATTTGGTGTATATGGTGCAAATACAGCAGGGGGATCTGGTGTAGTTGGTGAAAGTAAAGGTTGGCATGCTGTTGGAGGATTTAGTCAAAGTACAACCGGAGGAGCCGGCGTTTATGGAAAAGGTAAAGGTACAGGTGTTATTGGTGAAGGAGAAACATATGGCATTGTTGGTATAATCCCAGGTACACAAGGTACTATAAGCGATGCTGCTATATTAGGTGAAAGTAAAGGTGATTATGGCTATGGAATAAAAGGTAAAAGTAATAACGTTGCAATTTCAGCAGAAAGTACTAAAAGTACTGCTCTTATAGCTACAACTCGAGGTAGAGATGTATCAGCCTTAATTGTTAACCAATGGGGAACTGGAAATATCATCATCGGAAGAGATAATAGAAATGCTGAAGTTTTTAGAGTTCTAAATAACGGTGATGTTCAAGTACGAGGAATAACAATTACAAGTGATAAAAATGAGAAAGAAAATTTCTTAGATGTTAATGTACTTGAAATTTTAGATAAGCTAACAAATATGCCAATTCAATCTTGGAATTATAAAGCAGATTCAAATAACATACGCCATATTGGTCCAACTGCTCAAGATTTTAAAACTGCCTTTGGATTAAATGGAGATGATCATATACATATCTCAAGTATAGATCTACAAGGGGTTTCTTTGGCTGCTATTCAAGGTTTAAACAAAAAAAATGAAGAACTTAAGATTGAAAATGCTCAACTACATATACGTTTAGCTAATCTTGAAGCACGTCTTTCTAAACTCGAATCTAAAAGTTAAACCAAATTTTAAATTTCTCCACAAAAAAACTAGCTAACTTGCTAGTTTTTTTACTTCTTTTAAACAGATAACGATAATTATGTAAATAAGCTGTCCACATGGGCAGCTTATTTTATTTTTCCGCATAGCGTAGGGTATTTTGCAAAATGCTGGTGGTATCCCTATACAGTTACTCATAAATTTCGTACTGTGTAACTCAAAAGAGAAAGTTAAATGAAATCAATGATACCAAGCGATTCAGCGAAGGGGACAGTTACACACAATATAAGATATGGGTAAGTCAATTAATGATATGGTAATATTATGTTATAAAAATAGAAAGTGGTGATTAAGATGGATGAAAAATGTCCAGTTTGTTCAGCAGATATTGCAGATCCGCAATTGGTTGGTGGAGTAAGAGCAGAGTATTATAAATGTGAATATTGTGGTGATTTTGCAATAAGTGATTTTGCAAAATTACGTTTGAAAGGAGAAGAGATAGGGAATAAGAGAAAACTTTCAGCGGTATTAAAGAAGAGAGAAGTTAGAGGACTGGGAAGAATAATGATTTTTCATGAGAGACCAAGCGAAGAACTTTCAAACTTTCCGTATCCAATCTACCTTATAGATGACCTGTTAGGTGAATATCCAGAAAATGTTTCTGATAGATTAAATGAATCGTTAATAAACCTAGCAAAGTTATCTAACTTCCCAGGGGACCAAGTAATAATTTTAAATAAAGATAAGCCGTTATTTTTTGCGCAAAGTGATAACGTTCAAGAAATGGTATACATAATCAAACAATTAGTACAGGATGATTTGATTGAAACAAATAGATCAACTGATACACTTTTACCAATGTATATTACTGTTACAGTTAAAGGGTGGAATCGTATAGCAGAATTGGAGAAAGTTAACGGAGCGGAAACTAAGCAAGTATTTGTAGCGATGTGGTTTGCTACTGAAATGGATAATGTATATAAGAATGCAATAGCAATGGCTGTAAAAGAAGCAGGTTATGACCCTATTCGAATTGACAAAGTAGAACATAATAACAAAATTGATGATGAGATTATAGCTAAAATAAAACAAAGTAAATTTGTAATTGCAGATTTCACTGGGCATAGAGGTGGCGTTTATTTTGAAGCTGGCTATGCAATGGGACTTGGTAAACCTGTAATATGGACTTGCAGGGAAGACGATTTAACGAACCTGCATTTTGATACTAGACAATATAGCCATATTGTTTGGAAAGAAGAGATGGAACTAAAAGAGTTATTACTTAATAGAATAAGAGCTACAATAAATTAAAAAAGAGTGGCAGAGTTGTGACCGCTTTTTGGCAGGAAATGTGCCGGTTGTTTTGGAATCAACGTGATATATTTGTATTGTGAGAAGTGGCGGAAAACACAACTCACTATGTTGTTTCTAAAATTCTAAACGGCTTCATAATGACGGCGCATAAAATCCGAAACCAGCAGATGGTACTGATTAGATGTTACCGTTAATAAGAAGAGCTTTTGCTCTTCTTCCAGTTACTTAATATTGTTGGAGCTGATGAATATAACAGTATTAATTAGTTGGAAGAAGAATAAAACTTCATTTACCGTATTTATAGTCATAATATATGAAATTGACGAAAGGACAACTGGTGCAGGGTTGTTCTTTTGTTATGTCGATTTATGACGAAATGTTATTCTGTAAAAATGTCTCTTTTTATCAGATAATGTAAATAGAAGGGAGATGTTTTTTGTGGAGTGGTTAGATAAAGCTGCAAATAATGCTAAAGAAGAAAATGAAATGACTAAGAAACTAAAAGCGAAAGAAAAAGAAATGGAAGAGAAATATCCGGATTACCTAATGCAATTATGGAGTGAGTTCAACAATGTTTTTGATGAAATTCAAGAAAAATTTGGAACCGAATTAGCAACGATAAGGATAACAGACAATCAACTAACTATAAAAATTTCAGACGTTACTATTAATGCGATTGCTGAAAAACAAGGGTCCATGGGTGGTCTCGCTCCAGTTAATTTAACGTACAAAGCCAAAAATGTTTCGGGAGGACCTGCTTTACCTTACGAAACTTTAGTTCTGACTCTTGAGGGAAAGTGGATTTATCAAGAGAGAAATCCACAACAAAGGCTAGTTAGTAAAGAGTTTGGAAAAGAACAAATTATTGAGGTTTTTAAAGTTGCATTATGGAAGTATCTTAAATAAGTAGAGCATCACCATTATGGTGATGCTTTTTATTATGTAAAAATTACAAACGTTACATAGGTGATGAAGATGATGCTTGTTGATTTAAAAAAGCATTTAAGAGAACTGAATCCATAACTAAAGAACAAATGAAACTACTTATGTGTAAAACAAATACTAGAAATAAGGAGAGTGAAACAAAATGATTACTGAAATTAGAAAAACAATATCAGGTATAGAGTATTGGGATTCAAAAGAAAAGAGAATTCGATTTGTTCCTATAGGTGAAGAACCAGGATTTGAAGTAACGGTTAATCCTGAGAGTATGATCATTAAGCATGCTGACAATAAAATAGTTGATGTAGAGGTAATTGATACAAAGAGTGAAATTAATCTGGATGATATGAATGCTGAACAGTTACTATCCTTTGCTAAAGATAATGGCATCGATGTACCAGGTAAGTTAAAGAAAGAAGAAACAATTCGTAACTATATTGTTGAGCAATTAACAACTGATACTGAATGAAATACTGTGACTTCAATGGCTGCCATAACAAGATAAGCAAAGGACGTTACTGTGAAGAACATAATCGTAACAAGCCAAGGAAGAAGAAAGATAAGAAGAACATCTACCATCATGAGAACAAACCATTCTATCGAACTGATTCATGGAAGTTTGTCAGGTCAAAGGTATACGAAAGAGAGAAGGGATGTTGTCAACGATGTGGACAGTTCGTCTTTGGTAGACGTGCTCATGTTCATCACGTAATACCAATCAAAGAAGACCCAACTCTTAAATTAGAAGAAAATAACTTAAGATTACTTTGTCCAGTTTGCCATACAATCGAAGAAAATGAAGATAAACCGAAAAAAGTTTTTCCAAGTTATTTTGGAAGCCCCCCGGTCAAAAATTAAAATTTCTCCTTTGGGGAGGATAGGTAGCGTAGGGGGCATATCAATAGTTGCGCCATTTTTTAAAAATGAAGGGGGGTGTGAAAATGGCTCGAATGTCAAAGAAGAAAAAGTTGGAAATACTAGATGTTGCAAGGGATGAAGAACGAAATAGAATCATAAAATTATTGACTGAAGATGACAATTTCACACCTTCCTTAGAACCATTAATTGATAATTATTTAGATGCTTTTATCATTTATAAAACGATGTTTGAAGAATGGAAAGCCGATGGTTTTGCTCCTACAAAAACGCATAAAAACAAGGCTGGTGCAGTAAATGAAATGAAACATCCGCTCGCTCAACAAGTTGAAACTTGGAATGATAAGAAGAATAAAATGTTAGAAGCTCTAGGAATGACGAATAAGGGAAAAAGTGTACAAAAGACACCCAAAAATGCAGGGAATATTCAATCTAATGAGCCTAAAGACGAATTAGCAGCTCATCGGAATAAATGGCGGAAAACCCAATGATTATTACACCAGGCGTTAACTATGCTGATAAGTATGCGAATAACGTCATGCGTAATAAAAAGAAGTACCCGAAGTCGATCATTCTTGCTGTAGAACGTTATAAGAAGTGGAAAAAGCGTAAAGATATTTGGTTTGATGTAGATCGAGCGAATGAAATGTTAGACTTCGTTCAATCGTTCATCCGTCATGTTAAAGGACCACTTGCAGGTCAATTGATGGAATTAGAGCTTTGGGAAATGTTTGTTTTTGCGAATATGTATGGTTGGTATCATAAAAACGAAAAAGGAAAAACAGTACGTGTTATTCGTGAATCATATGTTCAAGTACCAAAGAAGAACGGAAAAACAATTATCGCAGCAGGTGCATTGCTCTATGCTATGTATGGAGAACTTGAACTTGGAGCGGATTGTTATTGTGCGGCATCAGATTATGAACAAGCGCAAAATGCAGCTGAACCAATTGCACAAGCGATAGAAAACTCCGAACCTCTGGCACGGCATACACAAATTTATAAAGGTGTGAATGGAACAGTTAGTGGTGCTATGTATCGATATAGCATCAATGGAATTGCATATCAAAATAAATTCAAAGTATTAACGAAAAACACGAAGGGTCTTGAAGGAAAGAACCCTTATTTTGTGTTAAATGACGAGCTCCATGCACAAGAAAATATGGACATGTATGATAACTTAAAGTCAGCACAGATTTCTCGTGAACAACCAATGATGCTTAATATTTCAACGGCTGGTAAGGGTGCTTCATCTGTTGGTATGCGTGTTTATAAATATGCGAAACTTGTTCTTGAAAATGATGATGATGATTCCTTATTTGTTGCAATCTGGGAACCTAATAAAAATTATGATTGGGAAGATCGTAAAGTTTGGGAAATGGTTAACCCAAATATTGGTGTTTCCGTTACGATGGAACAACTTGAGATTGAATTCAAAAAAGCGAAGCAGTCCGCACATTCAAAAGCTGAGTTCCTTTCAAAACATTTAAATGTTTTCGTAAATGGTGCGGATAATTATTTTGAACATGATCAAGTACAACATGTTCTTGTGAAAGATTTGGGTGATCTTACAGGTGAAATTTGTTATTTAGGATTAGACTTATCTAAAACAACAGACTTAACATGCGTGAGTTTAAACTTCCCTTCACATGATGATGAAGGAAGGTCGATTATAAAGGTGAAACAAATGTATTTCCTTCCTAATGAAAATATTGATTTTAAAGAAAAAGAGGATAACGTTCCATATACAGATATGGTTGAACGTGGTTTTGCTACGTTTTGTGATGGGAAAATGATTGACCAAGATCAAGTTATGGAATATATCGTTGAATGTATGGATTTGTACGATGTACAACAAATAAATTATGATCCAGCAATGTCCCAAAAGTTAATAGAGAAGCTTGAAAACCTCGGTTTAGAATGCATTGCAGTAAATCAGTATCCAAACGTTATGAATGCAATGCTTGACGATTCAGAAATACTAATTTATGAAAAGCGTTTAATTACAGACAATCCTTTATTTGTTTATTGTGCACTTAACGTTGTAGTTGTAACAAATATCAATGGAATGAAAGCACCAAGTAAGCGACAGTCCAAAAAGAAAATTGATGGATTTGTTGCTTTTTTAGTTGCTCATAAAGAAACGATGATGGTTATGGATAGCATAACAGAAGAGGGGATGGATGAATTGATAGGTGATATTTATAGATAGAAAATGGTGAGGAATCAGACTGGAAAAGTTGAGTATAATGGATATCGATATATTATATAAGTTATTATTTTCTATATAAAGATGAAACGTTTTTGATTGTATATTTTTGGTGATTCTTTTGCTATGATGTAGTAAAGGAGCTGAGTTAGATTTGGATTGGATAAGTATTTTTTTTGACGATAAAGGGGTATTCCTGTGGACGAGTATGACGGCTGCAGTAGCTCTTTTTTTAGGGGTAATCAATATATTGATATCTATAATGAATAACAGAAAGACTTTAAAAATGCAGAAAGAAATGCATAAGAAGAACTTAGAGCAACAACAGTCTATAAGCCAAGATAATTTAAATTTACAAAAAGAAATGAATGTAAGTAATTTTAAGGGGAATATAGTATCTAAATCTAGAATTGAATGGATTCAGGAAGTGAGAAAGCAAAGTGTTGCTTTTATATCCTCTTTTTACAATCTAATAAATTATGTTAATGAACTTGAGCTGGATGGTTTCTTTGATGCACCAGATCATAAGACAAGGATTAAAAAAATAAAAAAAAATCATGATTTGATGAAACTTATAAGTACATTAAAAGAAAAGGGAACGTTACTAATTTTGTATTTCGGACCTGATACAAGCAAAAATAGTAATAATGAGTTTATAAATTATATGGTTACTCTTATCGTGGATAGAGTAGATGGGTTGGGAACTTCATATGATGTTAAGAATGTTCTTGAACAAGAGGATAACATACTATCTTTAAAAGATTTTTTAAGAATTTATTTGAAAGCAGAATGGAAACGAGCTAACGGAGAATTAAAAGATTCTGATATCCAAAGTTACCTAGAGAATGATGATATTTATAATCATATAATAGCATCCTACGAATCAGGTTTTGAATCGCATATAGAGCGTATCGAGTATATTTATACTATGAAAAGAATTGAAGAATTAAGAAGAAATGAGTTATAGCATGTTATTATACATGCTATTTTTTATACCTGAAAGGCGGTGAGAAATTGGGTTTAAGGAATAGGTTTTCAAATTTTTTATTTAGACAAGCTGAAAAGCGTGGCTATCTTGATGATGTTTTAGGAAAAAGCATTCGTTATGGTGGTGTATATGTTACGGATTCAAACATCTTACAATCTAGTGATGTTTACGAGTTGTTGCAAGACATCAGTAATCAAATGGTACTGGCTGATATTGTTGTGGAAGATGAATTTGGGAATGAAATTAAAGATGATATTGCACTTCAAATCTTAAGGAATCCGAACAACTATCTTACACAATCGGAATTCATTAAATTAATGACGAATACTTATTTACTCGAGGGAGAGACATTCCCGATATTAAACGGTGCTCAAATACATTTAGCTTCCAATGTTTTTACAGAGTTAGATGATAATTTGGTAGAGCATTTCAATATTGGTGGTCATGAGATTCCTCCATTTATGATTCGGCATGTAAAAAATATTGGTGCAGATCATTTAAGAGGAAAAGGTATTCTTGATTTAGGAAGAGATACACTCGAGGGTGTTATGTCAGCTGAGAAAACTTTAACTGATAAATATAAAAAGGGTGGACTGTTAGCATTCTTGCTAAACTTAGATGCTCATATTAATCCACAGAATGGCGCGCAGTCAAAGTTAATCAATGCAATTTTAGATCAACTAGAATCAATTGATGAAGCAAGGTCTGTAAAAATGATTCCTCTTGGAAAAGGGTATTCAATTGACACGCTTAAAAGCCCGTTAGACGACGAAAAGACTCTAGCATATCTAAATGTGTATAAAAAAGATTTGGGTAAATTTTTAGGTATAAATGTGGACACATATACAGAGTTAATCAAAGAAGATATTGAGAAAGCAATGATGTATATCCACAATAAAGCAGTTAGACCAATAATGAAAAATTTTGAAGACCATTTGAGTCTTCTTTTTTATGGCCAAAATTCTGGGAAACGAATTAAATTCAAGATTAATATTCTTGATTTTGTTACTTATAGCAACAAGACAAATATCGGTTATAACCTTGTGCGTACAGCTATTACTTCACCTGATAATGTCGCGGATATGCTTGGATTCCCTAAACAAAATACAAAGGAATCACAGGCTATTTATATTTCAAATGATGTAACTGAAATCGGCAAGAAAGAGGCAGCAGATGGTTCATTGGGAGGAGGTGAAGAGAATGAAAATTGAGGTCCGAGGGAATCAAGTCATACTTGATGGATATGTGAATGTTGTGGACAGAGAAAGTCGAATGTTACCTTCTCCAAGGGGATATTTCAAAGAGAGAATTGTCCCTAAGACGTTTGAAAAAGCATTAAAGAAAGCAAAGAATGTGGACTTACTTTTTAACCACGATAAGAATAGAAATCTTGGTTCTATTGAAAACGGAAATCTGGAATTGTATGAAGACAATATTGGTTTAAGAGCCATCGCTACGGTTACAGATGAACAAGTGATTCAAAAGGCCAAGAATAAAGAATTACGTGGTTGGTCATTTGGTTTTGTTTCTGAAAAAGATTCATGGGAAGAAGGTGAATCTGGTGTTCAAAAACGCTCTATTGAAGAACTAGAGCTTTTAGAAGTTTCTATTTTGGATATGACACCAGCCTATGTTGCAACTTCTATTGAAACCAGGGACGAAAATACAGCCATGATTGAAATGAGAAGTGAAGAAGCAGCTGTAAAAACAGTTGTGGAAGATGATACAGAAGAAAGAAGCAATCTTATCAAACAAATAAAAAAAGTTTTGGAGGAAAATTAACATGAATTTAAAAGAAATCTTAAACGGATCTTTAACAAGAACGAAATCTCGATTAGCAGAATTACAAGGGAAAGTAGAAAAAAATGAAGTTCGTTCAGAAGAATTAGCAGCCGTAAAAGCAGAAGTAGAGCAATTAACAAAAGAAGTACAAACTATTTCTGATGAATTAGCGAAACTAGAAGAGGAAGAAAAGGAAGAAGATCCAGACAAAAAGAAAGAGGATAATCCAGATGAAAAAGAAGATCCAGCAGCAAAAGAAAATCCCGATGGAAAAACTGAACTGTCAGAAGAACAACGTTCAGCTATTTCAGCATCTATCGCAGCAGCTCTTTCCACTAAAGGTCATAAATCTACTAAAAACAAAGAAAAGGAAACTCGTTCAGCTTTTGCAAACTACATTGTAGGTAACATTGATGAAATAGAAGCTCGTGCATTAGGTTTAGTTACTGGTAATGGTTCTGTTACGATTCCAGATTTCTTAAGTAAAGAAATTATTACGTATGCTCAAGAAGAAAACTTCTTACGTCGATTAGGAACAGGAGTAAAAACAAAAGAAAATATTAAGTATCCTGTTTTAGTTAAAAAGGCAGAAGTACAAGGTCATAAAAATGAGCGAACAAATAATGAAATTCCAGAAACGGATATCGAGTTCGATGAAATTGAATTATCACCAACGGAATTTGATGCACTGGCTACAGTGACGAAAAAATTATTAGCACGTACAGGTTTACCGATTGAACAAATTGTTATGGATGAGCTGAAAAAAGCTTATGTTCGTAAAGAAACTCAATATATGGTTAATGGCGATGAAGCTAATAACATCAATGATGGTGCATTGGCAAAGAAAGCCGTTGAATTTAAAACGGATGAAAAAAATCTCTATGATGCATTAGTAAAAATGAAAAATACACCGGTTAAAGAAATTCGTAAAAAAGCAAGATGGGTGTTAAATACAGCAGCACTAACAAAAATTGAAACAATGAAAACGGATGATGGTTTCCCATTACTTCGTCCATTTAATCAAGCAGAGGGCGGCATTGGTTATACATTATTAGGCTTCCCTGTTGAGGAAGAAGATGCAATTGATATCCCTGATTCACCAGATACACCAGTATTCTATTTCGGTGATTTCTCTAAGTTTTATATTCAAGATGTTATTGGATCACTAGAAGTACAAAAGTTAGTTGAGTTATTCTCACGTACAAACCGTGTAGGCTTCCGTATCTGGAACTTACTAGATGCTCAATTAATTCATTCTCCATTTGAAGTTCCAGTTTATAAGTATGTTTTAAAAGCTTCTACTGGGGCTTAATATGGATGATTTAATTGAGAAATTAAAATCTCATATTCATTGGGAAGAGGGTATGGATGATTCTATGCTCTCTTTTTATATTAAGCAAGGTCAACGATATGTAAAAAAAGCATGTGGAAGAGAAGTGGAATACCTGGTCATTATGTGTGCAGGTATTTTTTATGAATATCGTGTAGCTGAAAAAGAATTAGAACAAGCTTTGGATGCTTTGACACCATTCTTTGTCCAGGAGGTTTATGATGCCGAAGAGGAAGACGAATAAACTCAAATGGATGGGTGATTTACTCAAATTAGGAGAGACGATTGATCCAGTAACAGACCGTGTTGTGATGGGGTATCCATTAGAACGGAAAATTCGATATAACAACATTGGAGTTACGGCCACTGATAAATACACAACAAAAGATATGAATGAAATTGTAAAGAAAATTGAAGTTCGTATTGATCGTGACATTGAAAACAATCAAAAGAATTATCGTGTAAAAGTTGGTGGCCGTATTTATAACATTGAGCGCATTTATGTAAAAGAAGAAGACCGATTGATGGAGGTGTCACTATCGTATGCAAATTAATTTTGAACAGTTGCGAAGCCTTATGAAGAAATCTGGTATTCCAGTTTCTCGTGATAGTGCTCCTATAGGGATAGATTACCCTTATATTGTGTATGAATTTGTGAATGAGCAACATAAGAGGGCTTCTAATAAGGTCCTAAAAGATATGCCACTTTATCAAATTGCAGTTATCACAAATGGAACTGAAAAAGATTATGAGCCATTAAAGGCTGTTTTTAATGAAGTAGGCGTGTCTTATTCTCAGTTTGATGGAATGGGTTATGACGAGAATGACGACACTATCACGCAGTTTATCACGTATGTGAGGTGTATCCAGTAATGGCTTCAAATAACAATGGCTTTGCTGAAGCTTTAGAAGATATTAATACGCTATTACGGGTGAATAAAAAAGTAAGTTTGGATGTGTTAGATGAAGCAGCCAAGTATTTTGCTAGTAAATTAAAACCAAAAATCAAAGCATCCAATAAAAACAAGCGGACACATCTAAGGGATAGCCTAAAGGTTGTTGTGAAAGATGATCGTGTATCTGTGGAATTTAAAGATGAAGCTTGGTATTGGTATTTAGTTGAACATGGCCACAAAAAAGCAAAAGGTAAGGGGCGTGTGAAAGGAAAACACTTTGTTCAGAATACCTTCGATGCAGAAGGGGATAAAATTGCTGATATTATGGCACAAAAAATAATTGATAGAATGTGAGGATGATATACATGACAATTGAAAATAAAGAAATTCAATATTCCGTAGGGATCGAAGATTTATATCTTTGCTTGATGAAGGGAAATGAAACTTCTAGTGCACTACCAACTTATGAGGATATCGTTTATAGACAAACGAATATTTCTGATCTAACGATTTCCACTACTTCTACTAATTTTACAAAGTGGGCATCTAACAAAAAAATTATTAACATTGTCAAAAATACAGCGTTTGGATTAGCTTTTAATCTTGCTGGTCTAAATCGTGAAGTAAAAGATAAAATCTTTGCAAAAACACGTAAAAAAGGTGTGTCTTTTGAAACAGCGAAGGCAAAGGCGTATCCCAAGTTCGCAGTAGGTGTTGTATTCCCTTTAAATGATGGAACAAAAATATTACGTTGGTATCCAAAATGTACGGTTGCTCCAATAGAGGAATCTTGGAAAACACAAGGTGATGAAATGACTGTGGATGACATTGCTTACACAATTACAGCAGATCCATTGTTATTTAATGATGTAACACAAGCTGAATTGGATACTGGTGATCCAGAAGCGAAAGGAATTAAAGCTGAAGATTTTCTAAAACAAGTGATTTGTGATGAATCTCAACTAGCGCAGCTAGGTGGAACAACTCAAACAGGTAAATAAGGAGGGCAATTATGGCACGTTTAAGTGATTTAGTTAACGTTAATATAAATTTGAATAAAATCAAAATACAGGGTGTTGATATCCCTGTTATTTTTACGTTTGAATCATTCCCTTATGTGGAAGAATCTTATGGGAAACCATATCATGAGTTTGAAAAAGATATGAATGAAATGTTGGCAAAAGAACAATTTAGCTTAGGGGAAAATGAAGCGAAATTGATGCGATCTTTAATTTACGCGATGATGCGTAGTGGAGGTACTGAGTGTACACCAACAGAAGTGAAAAATTCAATTCCGCTTTATGATTTACCTGATATTTTCAAAGTGGTATTTAACATTTTTAACAATCAAAACTTCCAACATTCCGATATGGAGAAGCTCAAGCAAGAAAAAAAGTAAAAAACATACTGACTAAAAACGAGGAATCTCAGTCCGAATTGGACTGGGATTTTTATTTTTATGTTGGTAATACGTTGCTTGGTTTAAGTATGAATGACTTCTGGAAAATAACACCTGCACATTTTTTAAAACAATTCATTATGCATCTCAGATACAACAATCCGGATGCATTACATGAGCAGAAAACGAAACAAATCTACACGCTAGATCAAACACCATTCCTATAAGAAATGAGGTGAGAAAATGCCTGGGAATAGTAAAGAAAGAAACGTTGTTCTTAATTTTAAAATGGATGGCCAAGTTCAGTATGCAAATACATTGAAACAAATTAATATGGTTATGAATAATGCAGCGAAAGAATATAAAAATCATATTGCAGCAATGGGCCAAGATGCGACAATGACTGATAAACTTCTTGCTGAAAAGAAGAAGCTTGAAATTCAAATGGAAGCAGCCAAGAAACGTACAGCTATGTTACGTGCTGAATATCAAGCTATGTCCAAGGACACAAGTACAACCGCCGAACAACTCAATAAAATGTACGGGAAGTTGCTTGATGCAGAACGTGCTGAAACTTCTCTTGATAATGCAATGAAAAGAGTGAATGAAGGTCTTTCCGAGCAAGCAATTGAAGCTAGGGAAGCACGTAGAACTTTACTTGATTTACAAGAGAATTCTAAGAAACTTGAGGCAGAACAAAAGAAACTCACAAGCTCTTTTAAACTTCAGAATGCTGAATTAGGAGCAAACGCTAGTGAAGCTGATAAGTTGGAATTAGCACAGAAACAACTACGTCAGCAAATGGAAATGACTGATAGGGTCGTCCATAACTTAGAACAACAATTAAGTGCAGCAAAGCGTGCGTATGGTGAGAATTCTACCGAAGTGCAGCAACTTGAGGCTAAATTAAACCAAGCAAAAACTACATTAAAGCAATTTGAAAACTCATTACAGAGTGTTGGGTGGAGTGGTTCACAAGCGGCGGATGGTATGGCGGAAATCAATAAGAAACTTGATATGAACAATTTAATGGAAGCCGCTGAAGTTCTACAAGGAATATCCGAAAAATTGATTGAAATGGGAAAATCAATTGTAAATACAGCAATAGAGTTTGACGGATCACAGAGGAAAATTCAAGCTTCATTAGGATTGACTGGGAAAGGTGCCGAAAATCTTCAAAAGATTGCTGTTGATACTTGGAAAAAAGGTTTTGGGGAAAATCTTGAAGAGGTAGACAATGCGCTTATAAAGGTCTATCAAAATATGCGCGATGTTCCACATGAAGAATTACAAGGTGCATCAGAAAACGTTTTAACACTAGCTAAAGTTTACGATGTTGATTTAAACGAAGCGACTCGTGGTGCAGGGCAATTAATGAGTCAGTTTGGTTTATCGACACAAGAAACATTTGATTTACTTGCTGCCGGTGCTCAAGAAGGTCTAAATTATTCAGATGAGTTATTTGATAACCTCTCTGAATATGCGCCTTTATTCAAACAAGGTGGTTTTAGTGCTCAAGAAATGTTTACAATTTTGGCAAACGGGACGCGTGACGGTGCTTATAATTTGGATTATATCAATGATACAGTTGCTGAATTTGGAAAGAAAGTACAAGACGGTTCAAAAGGAACCGCAGATGCTTTTGCTGGGCTTTCAGAGGAAACACAAGGGATTTGGAAAGCTTTTAACGATGGAAAAGCAACAGCCGCTGATGTGTTCAAAGCTGTAATAGGCGATTTAGGAAGCATGGACGACAAAGTCAAACAAAATCAAATTGGCGTTGGCTTGTTCGCCACTCGTTGGGAAGACATGGGAGCGAAAGCTGTACTAGGACTTACTGATGTGAACGGTGGTCTTGGTGATGTAAATGGACGTATGGATGAAATGAAGAAACTTCAGGAAGAATCTTTGGGGCAGCAATTTCAAAAAGCATTAAGAGAAACACAGGCTGCGTTAGAACCACTCGGAAATAAATTTGCAGAATTAGCTAAAGATATTTTACCTCCAATTGTTGATGGAGTTAAAGCTGTAATGGATTGGTTTAGTAAATTGTCCGAAGCTGATCAAACACTTTTAATCGTAATGGGTGCATTGAGTACGGCGTTTATTATTTTAACTCCAATTGTAGCAGCTCTCGCTGTTTCATTTGGTGTGTTGAATCTAGCGTTTTTACCTGTGATAGCTACCATTGCAGCAGTTTCCTTAGTGATAACTGGTATTATCATGTTAATAAAAAACTGGGGTGCCATAACGGATTGGCTTTCTGAAAAGTGGTCTGAATTTAAAGATTGGTTTGGTGAATTGTGGGATAGCATAGTTCAGACTTGTGAAGATGCTTGGTCATCCACAGTTGATTACTTTTCTGGAGCCTGGTCAGATTTTTTAAATATGGCAAATGAGTTCTTTGAACCTATCGGTCAATTTTTTGCTGATTTATGGACTGGAATTTCTGATACGGCATCGGAAATTTGGACAGGTATTACTGATTATTTTTCAGAATCGTGGTCTTCATTCATTGAATTAGCTGATAGTATATTGTCTCCTTTAGGTGAATTTTTCAGTGGATTGTGGACGGGTATTGTTGAAACGGCAACTTCTATTTGGGATCAATTAAAGACAGCTTGGCAAGAAACATGGGATACAATACTCACAGTTTTAGATCCAATTATTTCAGCAGTTTCCACAGTTTTAGAAGCAGGTTGGCTACTCATTCAAGCAGGAGCACAAATTGCATGGGCGGCAATATCTCAATATATTATACAGCCGATCCAGGAAGCGTATGATTGGATAAGTGCACAAATTGGCGAATTAGTCACATGGCTTAGTACGCAGTGGGAACTTATAAAGGCTGCTGCACAAGTTGCTTGGGGCTTATTTAAACAATATATTACTCAACCTGTTCAAGAAGCATGGGATTGGGTTAAAGAACAGATCGGTGCGCTAGTTTCTTGGTTAAACTCACAGTGGGAGACAGTGAAATCATATACTTCCGCAGCGTGGAATCTAGTAAAACAATATGTCATTCAGCCTGTTCAGGAATTGTGGAATGCAACGAAAGAAAAATTGAATGATTTAGCGAATTGGATACTAGGTAATTGGGCCAAAATCCAATCTTATACACTTACGGCATGGAATCTAGTTTATAAATATATTATTGATCCAGTGATTTCAGCTTATAATTCTGCAAAAGAGAAGTTCAATGATATGTACAATACGGCACGGGAAAAATTTGATTCTGTAAAGAATGCAGCGCAAGAAAAATTTGATGCGGCAAAGAGATTTATCGTTGATCCGATAAAAGATGCGGTAGATAAAGTAAAGGGATTCATTGATAAAATCAAAGGGTTTTTCAGTGATTTGAAATTAAAGATTCCGAAACCGGAAATGCCTAAAATGCCACACTTCAGTCTGCAGACTAGTACGAAAAATATTTTGGGTAAAGACATTACTTTCCCATCTGGGATCGATGTGCAATGGCGTGCAAAAGGAGGTATCTTTACTAGACCTACCATTTTTGGTATGAGTAATGGTCAGTTGCAAGGTGCAGGAGAAGCGGGGCGAGAAGCAGTTTTACCGTTGAATAAAAAAACATTAGGTGAGATTGGTGAAGGGATTGCAGCAACGATGTCTACTGAACCAACTGTAATTAATATTTATAATCCTTCAGTGAGGGATGATCGTGATATCGACCGCATGGTCGGAAAAATAGATGATGCACTTGCTCAAAAAGGGCGTAATTCAAAAATAGGAATAGGGAGGACTTAAATTGCTAGACATAGGTATCGATAATCAGTTGGCAAGTGACTATGGAATATGTATAGTAGGACGCCCTGTTATTCCTACAGCAGAACAAGAAGTAGAACATATTGAAGTGTCTGGTAGACATGGTTCACTTACAAAAAAAGGGGCGTTTAAAGACGTTCCTTTAAAAATAAAATTCAATATGCTTGAAGAAGAGAATATTAAGCCGTTAGTGCGACGTATGAAGTCATGGTTGATGAATGGAAAAACATTATATTTTACTGATGATGATGTGTATCGAAAAATTAAACATGTTGTAGTAGGTGATATTGTAAATGAAATTGAAGAACACGGTGAATTTGAAGTGGATTTTAAGCTAGATCCCTTTGAATATACAGAGGATGTAAATCTAAAGCTCACCAAACCTGGTGTAATTTATAATCCAGGTACAATTGAATCTGATCCTAAGTTTTGGATTGTGGGAAATGGTACTTTCCGTATAACAATTAATGACGTCTCTTTTCAAATAAAAGATGTGAATGGTTCTGTTGTCATAGACTCAGAAATACTTGAAGCATATACCGATACCATATCAATGAATAATAAAATGGTTGGGCAGTTCCCTATATTGGGCGTAGGAGAAAATACAATAGAGTGGTCAGGAGCAATTCAATTCATGGAAATTCGACCTAGGTGGAGATATAAATGATTACTTTATATAAACCAAATGAGACTGATTTTACACACAATGGTATAGGAGCTTTAGATAAAAATATTTATAACGCAACTGTTGAGGAAGAACTCAATGGTTTATTTTTATTTTCATTTAGTTATCCATTGTTTGCACCACATGGCCTGGAAATAGAGGGAATGAGCATCATTAAAGTTCCAACTCCTGATGGTGAACAACTATTTCGAGTGGCAGCTCCTAAAGTCAGTATGGGTGAGATTACAGTGCAATGTTACCACATCTTTTATGATTTAACGGAAAATCTAATTGAAGACATTTTCGCTGAAACAACAAATGGCAATGGAGCTATGAATCGTATGTCAGCAGGGTGCCAATACAAGCATCCTTTTCAGTTTTATTCAGATGTGCCAAAGATAGCCAGTGCACGTATTGTCCGTAAAAATCCTGTGGAAGCATTATTGGATTCTAGTCAAGACAATTCATTTGTTAATCGTTGGGGCGGCGAATTAAAACGAGATAATTTTGATGTGAAGATGCTACTAAATCGTGGTATGGATCATGGAGTAGTGATTCGGCATAAAAAAGATTTGCTTGGATACGAGGGAAATGTTGATTGGAAAAGTCCTATAACTAGAATCATGCCACAAGGTTTTGATGGGTTATTTCTTCCTGAAAAATATGTGGATAGCCCACTTATAAATAAGTATCCTCATCCGAAAATTAAAGTGGTTGAGTTTAAACATATCAAAGCGGCTATTGGTGAAAATGCTGATGATGAAGATGCAGTTCCGTTAGAAGAAGCGTATAGGTTATTACGTCAAGCAGCTAAAGATATGTTTAAGATTCAAAAAGTTGACCAACCTAAGGCAACTTATAATGTTAAGTTTCAGGAGTTATCACAAACGGAAGAGTATAAGGATTATAAGCATTTACAAAGTGTTTATATGGCAGATACTGTTACGGTTGAACATCAAGAAGATGGCATTGATATAAAAGCGAAGGTAATTGCTTATAAGTATGACCCAATAAAAAAAGAGTATTTGGATATAACCATTGGTAACTTCAAAGAATCCTTTACGGACGTTTCCGGTAGGGTTGACCTGGTACAAGAAGAGTTATCTAATACGCCAAGCTCTATTTTGGATGCAGCAAAAGCAAATGCTACAAGCCTTATTAATTCAGGATTTGGAGGACATGTCCGTATTTATCCAGATCGTATTTTAATTATGGATACGAAAGATGAAAAGAATGCTAAAAAGGTTTGGCAATGGAACTTGAATGGATTGGGGTATTCTTCCACAGGTGTGAATGGACCATATGGAACAGCTATTACAAGTGATGGAAGAATTGTTGCAGATTTTATTACTGCTGGCACGTTAAGTGGGAATCTGGTGCAAGGCGGAGAAATAACAGGTTCAACTTTGAAAACATCTAATTCAGCTAATTTTGTAAATATATCTAAACAATTTATTCGTCTCTATGAATCCTCGAAAGTAAGAGCCTTTATTGGGTATTACAAAAATAGTAGAAGTGAAATACAGCCCACTTTTATTCTAGGTGGTGACTCAGATCAAACAGGTGCAAATGGCGCCATCATGTTGTATCAATTCTCCGATGTAAATGTTAAGTCTGGTGGAATAGGAATCACAAAGGGACTCGATGGCAATGGATACTTGAATGCAGCTTCTTTATATTTTTCACAAACAGGGAATGCAATGCTCGATGCTGATAAAATGATTGCCCTAAATGCTCAAAGTGAGATGAGATTTAAGGTTAAAGATCAATTCCGCTTTTATCGTAATGACAATTGGATTGCAAGTATCGGGGTTGCATCTGGAGGGGATACAGATATCATGCTCCCAAATGCGATAATACGAAATTCGAGTTGGGACGATGGGTATATCCAAGTGAAAACGGCTCTTGGGACATATTATCAAGGAGTAATTGCTTCAGACTTCAAAGTTTCTTCAAAAGAAACATATAAAACCAATATCCGTCCTATTGCATTCAGCGCACTTGAAAAGGTAATGGAATGGGAAATTAAACAGTACAATTTGAAAACCGATATTCCAAAACTTTATGAGATGCGTATGAATCGTAAAGAAGGAGAGCCGACAATTTCTACAGAGGCAATTCCTACACATTATGGTTTAGTTATTCCAAAAGAATCAGAGGAAAATGGTGTAGGCTTATATGGAATGCTTTCACAATTAACAAGTGCATTTCAAGAGCATGTAACTAAAACTAGGGCTAAATTTGAAGAAGTAGAGCCGATAAAGCTTAAAGGAAATATAAAACACAGGAACAAAGTAAAACGCCAAAGAAGATCACCTAGACGTGTGAAAAGGAATAAATAGTTAGAGGGAGGTGTAGTTATGCGAAATGAGGAAATTATTATAGATTTAGCAGATCCTGTGTTTACAAAAACAATTCGTTCTCGACAGAATGACAAGAATGGGTTGAAGCTCACTGTGTACGCAAGAGAAAAAGGGCAGAATGTGGATTTAACAGGATATGTGGTTAAATATGAAGCGACAAATCATACAGGAGTATTTATTCGAGATGACGCTCAAATAGTTGATGCAAAAAATGGTGTGTTTTCCTATACGTTTACATCTCAAGCTGTTTCCACATCGGATGATTGGACAGCTTATTTTGTGATGGAAAAAAGTACAGAACGAATGAGTACACCAGATATTCGTATTACATTAAGACGTGATGTGAAAGAAGGAAATATTAAAATTGAAAATTATATTTCTGATTTTGATAATCTCAAGAAACAAATAGATGCTTTGCAACAAGCGGTTGATAAAATGGACGTCGTAAAGCGTTCAGGCGCGATAATGACAGGCTATCTAACAATGAGACCGACAATCGGTTCTAATATCGGAGTTGGATTCAATAGTGAGGATAAGGTATTAGATATCGGTCTTGTAGGAGTCTCGGATGGTCAATTCTATTTAAAAGACCGGAAAAATAATAAAGTATTATTTGAAAAATTGCCTACTGGGGCATTCAATGTTTTTGCTGATAATCTTCTAAAAAAAGCTGGCGACATCATAAATGGATTACTTGAATTTAAGAGTGATAATGCAGTTGTATTAGGAAGTCGTTCTTATAAGACAGTTATTCATAAAGGGGCGCAAGGAGAGTTGATATTTGCTCCTTCTACAAAAGAACAAGGTGATTCTTGGGATTGGTCCAAACGTGTAGAATTTCGAACAGATGGTACTATTAGGCAAGCAACAGATACAGGATGGACTAAGCTTCCTACAACTGGGGTAGAGAATGTTGCTAACAGAGATATGAAATACAAGAGAAGTGGTGAAAACATTAGTGTAATTGGTTCAGTTCGAAATCCTCAAAATGAGACAGTATTCGCTACACTACCAGTTGGATTTAGACCCGTACAGCACATTGCTTTTCCAGCGCTGGCATATGGATATACACCCGCAGTTTGTGAAATTACAATAAAACCTGATGGGGGGATTTTCGTGAATGGTGTTCCAAGCGGAAGTACTGTTCATATTGCAATGAACTTTTTAATTTAGATTGTACACGTTAAGCATGTATAAGTAGGCTGAATAAAGGAGTGGAAAAATGGAGCGAATTGATGTATTACTAAAAGCGTTTATAGCTACGTTTGGTGGTTTTTTTGGTTATTTTTGGGGAGGATGGGATGCAACATTGAAAATCTTAGTGACGATGGCAGTTATTGATTATTTAACTGGCATGATTGCAGCAGGATACAACGGAGAATTAAAAAGTAAAGTTGGTTTCAAAGGCATCGCCAAAAAGGTGGTGCTTTTTCTTTTGGTCGGTGCAGCCGCTCAATTAGATGCATTGTTAGGAAGCAATAGCGCTATTCGTGAAGCAACGATTTTCTTCTTTATGGGTAATGAATTGCTTTCACTTTTAGAAAATGCTGGACGAATGGGTATTCCACTCCCGCAACCATTAACAAATGCAGTTGAAATTTTAGGTGGCAAACAAAAACAAGAAGAGAAAAAAGGAGATGTTCAATAATGAGTTACACTGTAGATATTTCAAAATGGAATGGTGACATTAACTGGCCTGTAGCGAAACAATACATTGATTTTATTATCGCTCGTGTACAAGATGGCTCGAATTATGTAGATCCATTATACAAAGGGTATGTACAATCAATGAAACAGCATGGTATTCCTTTTGGTAACTATGCATTCTGTCGTTTCGTTTCTGAAAATGATGCACGTATAGAAGCTCGGGACTTTTGGAACCGCGGAGACAAGAGCGCAACAGTCTGGGTTGCTGATGTAGAAGTAAAAACAATGGATGATATGAGAACAGGAACACAAGCTTTTATTGATGAATTACGACGATTAGGTGCTCAGAAAGTTGGTTTATATGTAGGCCATCACATGTATGCTCCGTTCGGAATGGCAAATGTAAAGGCTGACTTTGTATGGATTCCTCGTTATGGTGGGAAGAAACCTGATTATCCATGCGATATTTGGCAATACACAGAAACAGGAAATGTACCTGGCATTGGAAAGTGTGATTTGAACCAATTAATTGGCAGCAAGCCATTATCTTGGTTCACAGAAAAACAACAACAAGAACAAACTGTTTCTAATGGTGGCTATCAATACGTTAAATCTGGTGGATTTGGCGTTTCATTAGTTCCAGAAGTATTAAATGCCATGAATGAGCGTGGAATTAAAGGAAAGGTTATATCTGATCCTTTAACTGGCGTAGCATACCTGGAAACGGAAGTATTACCTAATACTGAATTAGATAAAATCACTTGGTGGATGGATAATCGACCAGGTGGAAAATGGTTTTACGAGTATTTTAAGAAATAA